GATAGCGGGCGCGATTGTCTCAACTCTTCCCGATTTGTTAGGCGGTCTCACAGAGGGATTTTTAGAGTCCGCAGGGCAGATCATGCCGGCATTGTTGGAGATTGTACCGCAGATCATAACGACATTAACGGGATTATATCCGCAACTTTTAAAAGTTGGTATGGAAATGTTGGGGAAGATCCTTGACGGCTTGGGCAAGATGGCCCCGCAGGTGGTTAAAGCTATAAGCGCACTTATCCCGCAGATAGTAACAACGCTTACCAAAGGCTTACCGCAGATCCTGCAAGGTGCAATAACCTTATTTAGTGGAATAGTTAAAGCTATCCCCACGGTTATAAATGAGTTATTGCCTCAAATACCGCTTATTATCAACACGATAGTAACCACGCTTATAGATAGCGTTGATATGATCGTAGACGCGGCGCTTCAACTGTTTAACGGCATTGTTGAAGCTATACCGTTGATTATAGAGCAAATAACGCCGATGCTTCCAGAGATTATCACGACCATAGTAAACGGACTTTTGGCAGGATCAGACGCGATCGTAAACGGTGCGCTTCAATTACTTATGGGCATTGTTAACGCTATACCGCTTTTAATCAATGCGCTAGTGCCTCAAATACCGACCATTATAACGTCAATCGTGAATACCTTGGTAGCTAACATTAACACGCTTATAAACGGCGCTGTGAAGCTTTTGTACGGCATTATAGACGCGATCCCGATTATCATTAAAGCACTTGTACCGCAGATACCTACTATTGTTATTGCAATCGTACAAGCTTTAATTAGTCAGATACCCACTTTATTAAGTGGCGCGGTTGAAATGTTCATGGCTTTGGTAACGGGCTTGGGCGAAGTAGCAACCAAACTATTAGGCGAGCTTCCCGGTATTGTCAAAGGCGTAGTTAGCGGCCTTATGGATCCATTAAAGCAAAAGTTTGGTGGTATGTGGGATGCGGTTAAGGGCGTCTTCTCTGCCGTCCCGACCTTCTTTAAGACAGTATTTAGTAAAGCCTGGGAGAATATCAAGAGCGTATTTAGTAAGTTTGGGGACTTCTTCAAGGGCTTATGGAATACGATAGCAACCGCTTTTAGCGCTCTTGGTACTAAAATAGGCGATGCTATTAGCGGTGCTGTAAAAGCTGGTATTAACGGCGTTATATCGGCTATCGAAAACATAATTAACGGCGGTATCAAGCTGATTAACGGCGCTATCAAGCTAATTAACAAGATACCGGGCGTAAATATTAGCCAAATGAACTTGTTAGACCTGCCGAGACTTGCAAAGGGTGGTATCGTAGACAGTCCAACGGTGGCAGAGATTGGAGAGCAAGGCCGAGAAGCTATCATACCGCTTGAAAATAACAAGGGATGGATTAAAGAGCTTGCGGCGGAGCTTTCAAACACCATGTTAACGCCATTATCGGACTACGCAAAGGAAGCGAACCAGGTGACAAGTAATATTTCAATGTATGACGAGCTTGTAACGGCATTTAAGGACGCTTTGGGCGATATGCAAGTGATTATGGACGATGAACAGATGGGCAAGTTTGTAGAAAAGACGGTAGCAACCGCGATCTACGCGTAAAGGGGGCTTAAAATGATACCTTATGTAATTATTAACGGCGAAAGCTCTAAAAACGTGCACGGGTTGCTAATCCAGAGCTTACCGCCAATTACAAGGCCAAAAATGCGGACAAGCAAGGAAGAAATAGACGGACGTAACGGTGATCTGGTTACAACCTTGGGTTATGCTGCTTATGATAAGACCATGACCATAGGTTTAAAGGGAGATTATAACGTAGACGATGTTATAAAATACTTCGACACAAGCGGCAAAATCACATTTTCAAACGAAATTGATAAGTATTACAACTTCGCTTGCTATGAAAGCATAGATTTTGAGAAGCTTATAAGGTTTAAAACGGCAAACGTGAAGTTTCACGTCCAGCCGTTTAAATACTCCGTGGATGACCCTCCGGTTAGAGTCGCAGGCCAAAGGGGTAGCACGATCTTGAACCTTACGGCCCTAAACAATGGCAACACCACAAGCCGCCCCACGCTTACGATTAAAGGATGGGGTGATATTAACGTATATATCAGAGAAACACAGATACTTAATATCACTTTATACAACCAGGGCGGCACAGAGGGCGAGACCATTATTATAGATACCGAGGAAATGAACGCATTAAGCCCAGAGGGTGAGTATATGAACCGCAGGGTAACGGGTGATTATGACACTTTAGCGTTTCCTATGGGGCAGAACACTATAACGATAACGGGTACTTTGAACTATGCACAGTTAGAGAAGTATAGCAGATGGATATAAGGGGGTTAACATGATAAATAAACAAGACTTCCTAAACGCATGGACGCAGGAAATAGAAATGGTAAGGGGTGATACGTTAGCCTTTAATTTTCAGCTTGCAGGGCTTGGGAGTGAAAGCGAGTATGAGGATCTTACCTGCGTGTTTGCGGTAGCAGAACACTACGAGAAAGACAACGTTGTAGAAGTGACCAACTATAACGGTATATCCCTGGTTGAGTATGACGCGGCGCACGATGTTGCCACCTTTGGCGTATCGGTAGCACCAGCAAAAACAAAAAACCTTCCGTTAACACGGTATAGTTACGAGCTTAAGATAAAAGACAACACGAACGTTATAACGTTGATGCGTGGGCATTTAACGCTTTTATACAATCTTAACAATTAGAAAGGGGGAGTAAATACAAGATGGCTAATAACGTACTTTTTAAAACAGCTCTATTAAAAGGCCCGCAGGGTGATAGGGGCGATATTGGCGAAGCTGACGCCGTGCCGGTTGATGGTGTAATAGCATACGATGGCGAAGACGTTCCAGAGGGCTACGAAGAAACAGACGAACCGCCCGTACTTGAAGACCTTGTAGAAACCGTAGGAGAGTTAGAGGACACAGTAGGACAGAATACGCTAGATATTGCAACACAGACGGCGCGTATTGACCAGATCGCAAACCTGCCGAGCGGATCCACAAGCGGAGATGCGGAACTGCAAGATATTAGGGTAGGGTTTGACGGCACGACATACGGAGACGCAGGAACGGCGGTTAGATCCTGCGACCAAATACTACAAAATCAATTTAGCGGGACTACATACAATATCACTTCAAGTGGTACGGGTACTAAACGCTTTAACGTGTATATCCCAAAGGGTACAAAGTGGCAGTATTATAATAACGGATCTGCGCAGACGTTAGAGGTAACATATAGCGATAATACTACCTCGACATTATCTGGTAACTTGGCTCATGATAGTGCATATAACGGTATTGCTTCAAAAACTATTATAAAAGTAGGCGGATGGTACAACGCTGCACCAAATTTTGATATAACGATTTATGGCGTTATTGAGAGACTTACAGAAACACAGACAGAAGTAGCAACTTTAAGAGGGCAGGTATCAGCCACCGCAAGCGATATTGCAGAATTAGAAGCTAACGAGGCAGAATTGAACGGATATTTTACGAAGATCCCCACAACTAAAAACCTGCTTAACCCTGCTACAGTATTAGCAGATAAAGCTTTAAGCGCAACCGGCGAAGTAATAAGCGGAAGCCATAAGGTAAGCGATTTTATAGAAGTAGCCGGCGGATCGCACTATTATATGTCTAAAAACGGCAGCGCATTTTTACTTGATAGAATTTGCGTATATGATGAAAATAAAGAATTTGTGTCAAAGTCTGATTATGCAAATAATATCGAAGTACCGTCAAACGGAAAATATGTGCGCATTGATAGTAGCGGCGTTATTAGCGATCCAAGCAACAAATACCAATTTGAACTCAACGGCGTTACGGCCTATGTTGCATATAATGAGATAACAGTTATAAGTAATAAGATAACGGGCTTTGTTACTCCAGAAATGTTTGGAGCAGCAGGAAACGGAGAAAAAGACGATACGGCAGCAATTCAAAATTGCTTCGATTTTGCCGTGGCTAATAATATGCCCGTATACTTTAGAAAAACCAATTATAAGATTACGGCAACAATCAATTTGCCAAACAATCTTTACCTAGAGGGTAACAACGCGGTAATTATAAACAAGGGTTTCTTTACTGCTTTTTATGGTGCAGATTGTAAGGTTACAATTAGAAATCTTATGTTTGACGGTATGAACGATTATACTGCGACAGATAACAAGGCTATCCGTGGCGCGTTTTATTATTCAACCTTTGAAAATATATGGATCCAAAAGTTTTACAGAGGTATTGACCTAACCGGCGCAAGTGTTAGCCATTCATTGGTAGAAAACAAGTTTATCAATATAACGACTTATTACTGTTACCAAGGCATTAAGCTTGCAGACAATGACGGAAACGCCAGAGGGACGGACGGAACTTTAGAAAATGTTATCTGTATGTGCAACAATTCAGAATATGCTATACAGATGAACGCCGCGAGCGGTTGGAAAGTAAATAACGTTCATGTATACGGAACAGTTGCAAACGCTATTTTAATCATTAACGCATACGCCTGCGATGTTTCTAACATTTATATCGAAAACTTTAGCAGCAACGGTATATTTATAAACAATCAAGGAAACGTCAATATAAATAATGTAAGTATGTTTATCAATTCAGCAGATACACGCTGCATACATGTAGAAAAAAGCGGATGGACTACAACGAGTAATGTAGTAGTGAATATCTCTAATATTGACGTTTGGGTTAGAGCAAACGATGCTTGCACGTTTCTGCATGGTAGTAATTGTTATGTAAATATAGCAAATTACACTAAACGTGGAAATGTAAGCAACATTACAGATAATGCACTATCAGATACTAGCTACGGAAAAATAGCACAGTATGCTACCTTATAAAGAAAGGGGCTAAAGTATGAAATGGATTAAAAAAGTAGCCACAACACCTTTAACAAGCATAGCAAAAGTTATTGACAGTTTGGCGGAGCAGACAAACGACACAACAAACGCGCCGTCCATCCATGCGGTGCGCGAAGCAATACAAGAGAACTGGCTTACGGTTTACCCCGTGGGATCTATTTACATGAGCGTTAACGATGTGGACCCGGCGGAGCTTTTCGGCGGTACATGGCAGCAGATCAAGGACAAGTTTTTACTTGCGTGCGGTGACACTTACGAAAACGGATCAACCGGGGGCGCGGCAAGTGAAAGCTACACCCCTGCGGGAACTGTAGGCAATCACACGCTTACCGTTAACGAAATGCCAGAGCATATACATGAGTATACAAACTACGACAATGTAGGCGCTAATTTAGACGGTGGGCAGGTGCAAGTATTGATTAAAAATAGCGGGTTATCCCCAAGGATCACAGAAGAGACCGGCGGAAACCAGGCGCATAACCATAGCTTTACTGGTACTGCGGCAACTATTGACACAATGCCGCCGTACCTTGCCGTTAACGTATGGGTTAGAACTGCATAAGGGGGCTTAAAGATGGAAGCAACAGTTATTACTATTGCGTCAACTTTAGGGGTGGCTATCATTACCTTAATAGGTACTGTTATTACAACCAAGGCAGGAAACGAACGCATACAACACGATTTAGACAAGCATAACGCCGTGCAAGATACCAGGCTGGAAGAGCTTACAAGGGAAGTACGGCAGCATAACGACTTTGCAACAAGGATCCCGGTTATAGAGCAGAGGGTAACAGCCCTGGAAAAGGAAACCTTTAAATGATAAAAGTTTTTAATCCAACAGATACGGACTATACGAGCAACGGCGAAGTTATTTTGCTTCCCACAAAATGCCGCGTGTTTAACGCAGACAACGGGGAATTTAAGTTAGAGATCACAAGCCCGATCAAGTATAGCCCGTACCTGGTTAACAACAATATCATAACCACGCCCACGCCTAGCGGTATGCAGCCTTTTAGGATCTATGACGTAAAGCGGAAACATTCAAGCATAGATGTGAAAGCAAGGCATATAACATACGATAGCCTTAACTATGTTATCGCGGACAAAAACATAGTAAATAATACTTGCCAATATGCCTTAAACAGAGTAAACGGCGGCACGGACACAAGAAGCCCGTTTTCCGTTTATTCTGATATCACAGAAAGACACAATTATAGGTGCGTTAGGAAGTCTCTAAAGGAAGCTATCGATACAATAGCGGAGCGTTGGGGCGGGCATATCGTTAGAAACGGCTTTAGAATATCCGTATTGCAGAGTATAGGCGTAGATAACGGCATAACGATTGAGTATGGTAAAAACCTTAAATCGTTAACCGCAGATTATGACTTTAGCAACGTCTGCACGAAGATCCTGCCGGTAGGCAAGGACGGGCAGCTATTAGACTCGTTATATATATCATCATCTACGCAATACGATATACCTTTTACCAAGGTGGTATCGTTTACGCAGGAAGTAGAGCGAGACTATTACCCAAGTGATGAGGCATACATAGCGGCGTTAAAACTTGACCTGCGGCAGCAGGCCCAAGCGTACCTTGATAAATACTGCGTGCCTAACGTCAATTACACGCTAAACGGTAAGCCCGAAACGGTCAGCGATATAGGGGACATTATCCGCGTATATGATAAGACCCTTGGCATAGACATAACAACGCAGGTTATCAGTTATGAGTTTGACGCGATCACAGAAAGCTATAAGTCTCTACAGTTTGGCAACTTCCAAAAGACCCTTGGCGATCTGATAGGCGTTATCACTTACCAGGTAAAACAATCACTATAATAAGCGTGTTTTCCAAAAGAAGATGCGTTTATATAAAAAGCCCCTTATCGAAACTTTGCGGAGTAGACAAGGGGCTTCTATTATTTTATAATTGTAGCAAAATTGTAGCAAAAAAGTGGGTTAGTTGTGGTTAGGTTAAGTTTTTAAAAAGTCCGAAAACCCTTGTAAAATAAGGACTTTGGTTAGATATGGTTATGTTGTGAAAATAACAATATAGCCTCTCTGGTGCATCGTACCTTTTGGCCGAAAGGTACGCAATCATGCAGGGCGGCGGGGATTTTCCCCCGCCGTTTTTTTCATTTTGTAGCAAAATTGTAGCACTTTGTAGCGCGTTATGCCAATAAACGCTTGCCTGCTAATATCTCCTTGTCACGTTCGCGGACCTTTTCCACAATATGCAGGTAGATTTTTTTAGTAATAACGCTATCTTCGTGACCGAGACGGCGCGAAATGGTATCAATGCTTACACCCTCACCGAAAAGCAAGGATGCGTGCGTGTGTCTGAAAGCGTGCGGCGTGCGTCTGCTTCCTATAACGGCTTCCGTGACTTCCCTAACGTACTTATTGTACGCGCCGTAGGAAATATAATCACCTTTTGCGGAGTGGAAGAGAAGCGGAGACCTGCACCCCTCTAAAATATCCATGTTTCTATGGTATTGCCTTATTTCCTTGATCGCTTCCGCAAGCTCTGGTTGTATAAACACCTCACGGACGGAACAAGCCGTTTTTGGCGGGTGTATTTCCCCGGTTGTTAAGGAGTAAGTCTTGTTTACCGTGATATTTTCGCCCAGATCGGACACGGTGACGGCCATAGCCTCACCGATACGAAGCCCAGACAAGACCAAAAAGCGGGTCAGCAAGTACCATTGTGTTTGCGAGTGCTGCATATAGTTTAAAACGGCGGTAAGCTCCGCGCTTTCCAGGTACTTATCTTCGGGTTTTATGTAGTCTTCCGCTTGTTTGTCTACTTTGAACTTCTTTAGCTTGGCAAATACTGCGGGATCCTTTACAAGGTCCGTATCGTAGCCATAATTCAGCATGGCTTTTATACGTTTAATATACTCATTTAGTGTTATAGGGTTTTGAGTATAAGTTATGAGACTTTCGCGGATCCTGGAAGCGGTCAGTTTATCTAAAAGCGCATCCTCACCGATTAACGCCACGCACTTCTTTAGCGTAGATGCGTTTCTTTTGACCGTAGAGCTTCTATTTGTTACTGATTGATAATTTATATAGCTATCGTACAAATCTTTCAATCTGGGGCATTCTACGCGGTCAGAAACGGATGCTATTTTATTGTTTAGAGCTTCAAAAGCAACTTTTCGGAGTTTTGGGCTATCGGATCCCGCCAAGGTGACGGTTGCCACCTTTGTCTTACCGGTTAGAGGATCCTTATAGCGCTCACGGTATACGGTTTTATTGTTAGCTGCTGCCGTGCACCACATTTTAATCACTTCCTTTCTGTTTTCGCTTCCATTCCACAAAATAGATGTAGTTTACTACGTCTTTAAGCTCTTCTGGTGGCATTGTCGCAGTTTTGCGAAGTATTATAGTTAACAAGCGGTCAATCGGGTCTTCCTTTTCTTGCTTTATTTGATAATTAAGAGCCGTTTGCTCTACATGTTCCCATGGCTCTTCATTGTCACTCACCCAGCCGTCAATTTCCATTTGTACTGACGGTTCAAACACATAGCCCATTAACTCAACCGGGCTTATCCGCAGTACTGTAGCAAATTGCTCTATTTTTTCCTTTGAAAGCCCTATTTTGCCATTTTCTATACGCGAGATCATGCCTTTGTCAGCATATCCCATTTTCTGCGCTAATTGTTCCTGCGTCATATTAAGCTGCTGCCGCCGTTTTCTAATGTTGTCGTTTACGTTTCCCATTTTTACACCACCTTTCACAATAAATTTACCACAACAAACGACAAAATACAACAAAAACGAAAAAAATATTGACAAGTTGTACAACATGGAGTATATTTGCAATAGGTTGTACAACATATAGCAACCACAAAACTAAAGAAAGGAGTAAAAGTATGGTTGATTTAAAAAAACTGAATAGCACAATCAACCAGAGCGGGCTAAAACTTTCTGCGATATCCGATAAAATGGGCGTTAACCGTACTACTTTATACAACAAAGTAAGCGGCAAAACAGAGTTTAACGCGTCAGAGATCGAGGCCTTTGCAAAGGTCCTACACTTATCGGAAAAGGACAGAAACAGTATTTTTTTTGCAAAGCAGGTTGTAAAAGACACAACCTAAAAAGGGGGCGGTTGTAATTGAATGTAACAAAGGTAAGATATCGCCCTGCGGATTGGGTGACAAAGGCAGACGCGCAAAAGATCCTGCATTGTAGCCATAACACAATGGCAAAAATTATAGCAGAAATGGAGAGCCAAGTAGGCAGCAGGTACAAGTTAAAAGTTACCGCCGATGGTATCACGCACTCAAAGCTTATAGATCGGTTAGCACTTAACGACTATATGAGAAACCGTAAGGCCCTGCGTAACAAGATACCCGTACCGCCTTACAATCCTAAAGCGGAAGCGTGGGCGCTTGGCTACTATGACCAGGAAGTAAACGAGTTTTAAGAAAGGAATAGGGAACATGGAAGTAGAAAACGAGTTATTTAACGGGAAACCGTACCCGATCAGGGAGAAGCTCTTAAAGATTCAGACAGAACTTAAAGCGCCCAAGGGGCAAGTTAACAACTTCGGCGGATATAAGTACCGAAGCTGTGAGGATATCCTGGAAGCGGTAAAGCCGCTCTTAAAGGCTAATAACTGCGTGCTGACGATCGCGGACGAGATCGTACAAGTAGGCGAGCGGTACTATATCAAGGCCACGGCGACACTTAAGGACGTGGACGGGAGCACGGACATATATAACACGGCCTACGCTAGAGAGGAAGACAACAAGCGAGGCATGGACGCGTCACAGATCACCGGCACCGCTTCCAGCTATGCGAGGAAATACGCTTTAAACGGCCTTTTCTGCATAGATGATACCAAAGACGCAGACACGGACGAGCACGCCAAACAGACGGGCGAAGAAAAGCCTATAACACCTGCGCAGATCAAGACCTTAAAAAAGATCGCAGCAGAGCAGGGAAAGGAAATTGACGAGGCCGTTATTAAGAATTGGACGGCGAAGCAGGCGAGTGAGTTTATATCAAAGAACGGGGGCGGAAAATGAGCGTAAAAGAAGAGATCATAAAGCTTTTAAAAGAGACCAACCGCCCCGGCATGGATGACTTGTTGGAATACATGGAAGACGCAGGCTTTTACGATGCCCCGGCAAGCACAAGATACCACGGCGCAGAAAACGGAGCGCTTGCGGTCCATTCTTTGAACGTGTGCAACTGTGCAATAGATCTTGCTAACGCCTGGTGCGGTGAAGAGTGGGTTAAGGAGCATATCAATAGCATTATTATATGCGCCTTGCTTCACGATCTGGGCAAGGCGGGACAGTACGGCAAGCCACTTTATGTGGAAAACATACTTAAAAAGGGCAGATCGGAAGCGCAGCCTTTTAAACACAATGACGATTTATTGACGCTTGACCATGAGATAGTAAGCGTTATTGAGGCTTCAAAGTATATCCGCTTATCAGAGGAAGAGCAAAGGGCTATAGCATGGCATAACGGCCTATATGGAGTGTTTAAGTACGAGATACCAGGCAAGGAAACAATCTTATATATGCTTATCCACTTTGCGGATATGTGGGCAAGCAGAGTTATAGAAAGCGAGGTAAACGAGTGAATAAAACGATCCTTTTAGGAAGATTGACTAGAGACCCAGAGGTTAGATATACGCAGGCCGAAGAGCCTATGGCAATAGCCAAGTTTTCCTTGGCGGTGAATAGGAAGATCAAGAGAGACGGTGAGCCAGAGGCGGACTTTTTCAACGTTACGGCCTTTGGAGCACTTGGGAAGTTTGCAGAAAAGTACCTTAAGCGCGGTACGAAGATTGTATTGACCGGGCGGATCCAAAACGACAACTACACCAATAAGAACGGCGAAAAGGTTTATAGCGTGCAGATCATCGCGGAAGAAATCGACTTTGCCGAGAGCAAAAAGGCAGCAGACAACCAGGGAGCAGAAACAACGGACGGATGGCAAGAGATACCAGATGGGATAGAAAATTCTTTGCCGTTCAAGTAGTCGGAAAGGGGTAAAACATGGAAAAGATAACCAATATTGAGGAACTTATAGCGGATGCAAAGGCAGAGGAAGAGGTAAGAAGAGAGCAGGTGCAGGATGACCTTACAAACGCGCTTATGCGGTCATTTACCGCCAATCTGAACAAGGACGCAGAGAGCAAGGGCACAGAGAGCAAGGGCGCAAGCGTCACCATAAGCCTTGCGGAATATGTGCAGCTTAAGCAGATGGAGCTTGATTATGACCGGCTTTACTCCGCAGTCATGGAGAGCTTCGGCTTAAGCTACCACAACGATCACCTTATTATTTCAAAAGATGACATTATCTTGCAGACCTTTAAGGTATTGCACGCGGAAGAGTTTAAGGAGCTTGAGCAGGACATGGTAGACGAGTGGAACAAGGAGCACCCGGACGGAGAGGTAGAAGAAGATGACTAACGAGGAATTGGAAGAGATCAAGGAGCACTTCTGCGATGAATACTGCAGATGGCCGAGGGAGTACGACGAGGTAGAGGAAGGCATACCGCTATCAAGTACCGCTATCTGTGCACAATGCCCGATTGAGAGCTTGAGGGTGTAGCCTATGGACCTTTACGAAGAAGTCATGCGCTTAATGGGAGAGCTTACAGCGTCCATAAAGAAACTTCGCACAAACGGGGCTAATCTGGCAGAGGCGGAGCGCGATTATAAGATAACGCTTCGCCAAGAGGCCCTAAAGCTCCGCGCCGGTGATATGCCCGTAACATTGATTAACCAGGTCATATACGGAGTGCCTGCGGTTGCGGAAAAGAGGTTTAAAAGGGACGTGGAGCAGGCGAACTATGACACGAACAAAGAGTTTATCAACGTCACAAAGTTAAAATTGCGGATCCTGGAAGCACAAGTACAACGTGAGTATGGCATAGCGGGCAAGGGGGATATCTGAATGAAGCGTAGCTCTATTTTACAAGATAAACGCGTGTGTTATATCTGCGGCACGGAGCGCGGGCTGGAAACTCACCACGTATTTTTCGGAAGCGCGAACAGAAAGTTATCCGATCAAGACGGCTGCGTGGTGTATCTGTGCAGAAATCACCACACCGGCGGCGCGGGCGTGCATTTCAACAAGAAGATAGACAACACGATAAAAGAGCGGTGCCAACGCGCATGGATGGAAACATACGAGCTTACAGAAGCCGATTTTATCCGCCGATACGGGCGGAGTTACCTATAAGTGGTATATTTATACCTTTTACATACAAAAAGCCCAATACGGGCAGATTAAGGGGGTAAAAAGATGACGTTTAAAACGGTTGAGAACACGATAACGCAGATCCTGGAGAAGAACACCGCGGCAAGAAATGACGATATGCTTCTTTATGTGCACTATGTCTTCATAGTTATGCCCAAGGTTTCAATCGTACCAAACTGCATGGAAAAGGTTTTTAGTGATAGCCGCTACAGAATAGTAAACGGCGTAGCACCTTACGAGACAGTTAGCAGGATCCGCCGCAAGGTGCAAGAGATCCGCAGGGACTTAAGGCCCACGGAATACGCGAAGAACGAAAAGAGACGCGCAGAAAAAGAGTATAGGAAGTACGCAAAGGGGGTAAAGGAATGATACCGCTTGAACTTATCAAGCTTTTGCACAATTTGAAGGACCGCGACTTTGACGTAAACGGCCCTTACAAGATCGACGAGAACGAGGCACAGAGGATCATAGAAGCCATAGAACTTATGGCAACGAAAGGAAAAGAGGTGCGCGAGTGAGTGACGGTGTGATTATAACTATCATTATCTGCTTTACGCTTGTGCTAATCACCTACATAACGAAAGGCGGAGACAATGAAAAGCATTAGCTTCACAGTAGACGAAGCACCGGCAGGGAAGAAACGGCCAAAGTTTACCACAATAGGCGGATATGCGAGAAGCTACACACCTGCGGACACTTTAAACCATGAGCAATACGTTAAAGCGTGCTTTCTACAGAGTGCACGGAAGAAAATACCGCTAAAAGGTCCTTTATTCCCTGCAAAAACACCTTTAGCCGTGCGGATCACTTGTTATTATCCGATACCAAAGAGCACAAGCATAAGAAGATCGGAGCAGATGGCCGCAGGCGAGATCCTGCCGGTAGTGAAGCCAGACCTTGACAACGTGGCAAAGCTTATCCTTGACGCTTTAAACGGGGTAGCATGGCACGATGATAACCAAATAGCACGGCTTGAAATATCGAAAGTATACGGCGATAAACCGCATACTGACGTTGAGATAGAAACTATAGAGGGGGTTAACCATGAGTAAAGTATTCTATTGGCTTAAGTTGAAAAAAGATTTTTTCACAAATAAGGCCATGAAGAAACTGCGCAAGATCGCCGGCGGAGATACTTACACGGTGATATATTTAAAGCTTATGCTTTCAAGCCTTAATGATGACGGCTACTTGTATTACGATGGAGTAGAGCCGACTTTTAGCGAAGAGGTGGCGCTTGCGCTGGATGAAGACGCGGAAAACGTGAAAATAACGCTTTCTTTTTTGGAAAGTGTGGGGCTTCTGATCGACAAAGGCGAAAATACCTACTTTTTAACGCAAGTACCTTGCCTTGTTGGATCCGAAACGGATAAAGCGGAGATCATGCGCAGGAAAAGACAACGGGAAAGACTTGAAAATGGTAACAATGTTACCGCAGAGTTACCGAACGTTACCGAACGTTACACAGAGATAGAGAAAGAGATAGATAAAGAGAAAGAGATAGATACAGAGATAGAGGTTAGGGAAAAACGCAAGCGTTTTTCACCGCCCACGCTTGAAGAAGTACAAGCCTATTGTATCGAACGTGGTAACAACGTAGACGCGCAGCACTTCGTAGATCACTACACTTCTAACGGGTGGCTTGTCGGCAAGAACAAGATGCGAGATTGGAAAGCCGCCGTAAGGACCTGGGAGAAGAACAACTACGGAAGCACTCAAAAGACCGCTTACGACAATAACGATGATTTAGCGGCATGGGCAAGCAAGCCAGAAAGTGAGGTATGGTAACTTGAAGAAGCTAACCAAGATCATAGATATATTAGCCGTATTCTGTATGGCCTTTGCTATCGTTTTGACGGCTATATACCTTGTGGATATATCCAACGCCAATAAAGAGGTGGCGAACCTCAAAAAGCAGGTTATGAACCTTGAAACAGAGTACAAGGATATATCTACCAAGGCAGACGCACAGAAAGCGCAGAGTGATGGCAAGATAGATAAGTTAAAGGCCAAGATCGACAAGCTGGAAGCGGATAACCGGGAGCTTGAAAACAAAAACAAGGAACTTTGGACGGAAAACAACCACTTAAAGCTTGAGATCGAAGACCTTAAAGCACCTGCTGCCGAGGTTGTTGACCATACAACGCCGGTTGTAGAGTCGGAAGCTCCGCAGGGGATGGTAGAAGCCGCCGTTATTATCAAAGGCGATCATAGCACAATGACAGAGATAGACGAGAGCAACCCGGCACAGAAACCAGCACCGAGCGGTCCGCGACTTACAAGAGAAGCGGGCACGATCCAATTTGAGGGCCATTCAGAGACGTACTACAACCTTGATATGAGCGTAGTAGTGCAAGTGGCCCACGATAAGGGGATCGGTGGCGATTATTGGGTGCGAGAAGACGGCGCGAAGATGTTAGGTGAATATATCATGGTTGCGGCCTGCTATGACGTGCACCCATACGGATCGCTTGTAAATACTTCCCTTGGTATGGGTATCGTAGTAGACACGGGCGGCTTTATCGCCTGGAACCCATACAACACGGATTTAGCTACATCATGGTAGGGGGTGAGACGATGGCGAAGCGTTGGAACTTCCCCGTAAGGATGAAAGCGCCCTGCATGACCTGCGATAAAGTACCATGCGGAGCGTATCACGATCAATGCGAGGTATATAAGGAATTTAAGACCTAGATGGACGAGGAAAAGGAAAAGAAGCGGCTGGATAACGAACTTTACAACTTAAAAAAGGGATTTTGGGCAGATGCAAGGGAGACCGGGCTAAAGATCGGAAACAGAGCTTTAAGAGGGTAAAGATATGTATGGAATAATGCGCGGTGATATTGGTTTTTACTACAGTATCGAAAAAGAGTTTAAAAAGCCCTGCTTGTGGGTAGAGCGTGGGAACATAGCTTACAAAGTAGGACAGTTTAGCAACGAGGAAGCCGCCAAGGCCTTTTTAGAAGTTATCAACTTCGTATGCTTTAACAGAGGCGTAAAGCGGGTAAACTACACTTTTGACGAGTGGGAAAAGGAAGAGGGCGAGGAAAACGGATAAACAACAATTTGCTATATTTTCCGCAGCACTCCGCGCCTATTACCCAAAAGAAAGCATACTACCAAACGATAAAGTTATGGAGCTTTGGTACTTCCAACTTAAGGACATACCATACCAGGCGGCGCAGGATATGCTAAACAAGTGGGTAAAAGAAAACAAGTGGAGTCCGACTATAGCGGACATAAGGCAGCAGGTGGAAGCTATGACCTACGAGCGCAGGCTACAAGCTATCGTATTTAAGCGGCAAGGCTTGCTGGAAAAGGAGAAATAGAAATGAGATCACACGAGGAAATAAAGAACAACAGAGCATTATGGCTTACAACGTGCCTTATCAATGCCTATCAAGGATATATCACACTATCAAACGGCAAAAAGGGAACCATTATGGCAGCAAGAAACGAGGATGGATGGGAACATGTTTCTATATGCCTTTACAGGGAGAAAAAGCCAACGTGGGAAGATATGTGCGAGGTTAAAGACATATTTTGGGACGATGAAGAGCAAGTGGTACAGATACACCCACGCAAAAGCCAATATGTCAACATAGCCGAGGTTTTCCACCTTTGGAGGCCGGCAAACAGTGATTGGGAGATCATGAACGATTCAGAAAGGGTGAAAGAATGAGCAAATACATATACCAAAGCCCTAAAGAGTGTTCGAGGGCATTACAACTTATCATGGAGCAGACGGACAAGGAGAGCGAAACGCACAACGTACTTGAAACGGCTATCGGCTATCTGCTCACGCTTCAGATGAAATGTGACGATCGACAGAAAAAGATAGACACAGACAATGAGCGTTGGGAAGAATATAATGAACTCTACGCAGAAAGTGAGGAATAAAGAATGACACAAAGCAGAGCTGACGAGATTGTAAGAAAAGTTATTTATGCAAAATTTAATGTTATGCCCAAGATGAAAGATAGTGAAGAAGCATTCCATGTTGGTAGAATGATGGGGCAAATGCAAAGACAGCTAGAGATTGAGTTGTCGTTAGAAGTTGAGCCACATGAAAGTGAGGATAAGGATACTCCTAAACTTGTCATATATAGTGGAGATGGCTACGCTGACGGGTACATGGTTTATGATTATGCAGAATGCCCGAATTGTGGCAGAGAATTTGAGGAAGATCGCGACGAATGGGAAATGCCGTTCTGTTGCGCTTGCGGGCAAGCGTTGAAATGGGAGGAATAAGGAATGAATATAAAGGAATTGTTACAATTAAAAGAAGAAGATGTAATTTATGATGAGTCTGAAAAAATAGCCTATAATGTAATTAAAACATATAAAAGTGGAATACTTACTTATTGGGAATGGACTAATTCTTACGGCAGATTTATTGAGAACAAATTCTTAAAAAACGAAGAATTATTATGTGGAGATATAATACTTATATGAAGTAAAAATCATAAGCAGAAAGTGAGGTAAACAATGAGCGTAATGATTAAAAATCTTGATATGCCGATGGGATGTCAAAAATGCAAGTTTTTTCGCAAGCACATGTTTGGCAATGGCTTAGATTATTCATACTCTTGTATTTTAGGAGCAAAAGAATTTCCTATGCCGTGGATAAGACAAATGGATGAAAGAGCAAGCGATTGCCCTATCAAGTCATCAGAGCAAAACCATATTCTTGACAAGATAAGAGCCGAGTTTATAAACCGCTATCCTAAGAACTATGCGGGCGAACCTGAATTGGGCGGTGCAAGTTGTGTATTCAGTTTGAACAAAGTGCTTGAAATCATCGATAAGTATAAGGCAGAAAGTGAGGTGCCGGATGCCAAATAGCTTAAGATCAAAACTGTCAAAATTGAGATATAAGAGGCAAATAAGTGACGAGGAATACAAAGAGTTAACAGACAAATTGAGAGGTCATGACAAGGAGTTGCTTGCCAAGATAAAAGCCGAGATTGAGTCTATGGACTTTGATTTTGGAGATTATTATGACCATACAGATGAGATTATAGAAATGGTGTGTAAAGCTATCGACAAGTACAAGACAGAAGGTGAGGAAACATGACAGAAACACAAATGCATCACTTCATCTGTGCATTTTGTGACAATAAGAAATGCGCCCGAGGTACGGATAAGTGCGAGTTCGAGCAATGGAAGAGAAAACACAAAACAGAGAAAGGAGAGGATAAAAATGAACAAACAATGTAAATTCTGTATTCATAGTGATGTATGTACCTATAAAGAACATTATGAAGATGCTGTTGAACTTTATGAAAAGACAAAATATGAATGTGCTAAATATCCGTATTTTGTGTGCGATATAAGGTGTATTAAGTATCTTAAAAAGGTTAATCAACAGGAATGTGAAAAAGTAAATGTTAAAGATATTGAGAATGATTCCATAAAAATGGTAAAAAATGCAGAAGAAATCAAAGAATACCAAATAAAATCAAACGAAGATATTTTAAAAGGTTTTGAAGATTTTACTAAAATGATGTTCAAACAAGGACGGGCAGAAAGTGAGGAATAACTATGGCAGATATAGAATTAGTAATTAGAATACCCGAAGAAGAGTACAATATAATTAAAAAATTTAATGCACCTATGACTTGGGCGGAACATTTAATTGCCGCCGGAACTCCACTTCCGAAAGGTCACGGAAAAATAATTGATTATGGATATGTTGTGGATGCAATAGATGATTGGGTAAACGCAGAAGAATATAGATACACTAATGCAACTGATTATCTGAGAAAACGTGTTGCAAATACACCAACAATCATAGAAGCAGACACAGAAAGCAAGGTGCAGGAAATGACAAGAGATGAAGCAAAAAGCATATTATTCGACATGCTTGGAAATACAACAATTATCGAGCCAACCGAACAAAATCAAGCTATTTTAACTGCAATCAAAGCATTAGAACAAACAAAGTGGATTCCTGTTAGTGAGAGACCACCCGAAGATTTAGAGCCTGTAAACATTACATGGGTAAATCATAATCCCGAAAGTTATTATGCGGATATTAAGGATAAGCCATTTACGGCAACAGGTGTATATTTCAACGGACAATGGTATTGGTGGTCTACTCTCTGTGCCGACATTTTAGCAGAATATAGCCACAATTATGATGATGTTATTGACGAGGATATCGAAATTATTGCATGGCAGCCACTACCAGAGCCATATAAGGCAGAAAGTGAGGATGCGGAATGAGCAAATGGATAGCTGAATTTGATTTGGAAGATGGCGATACAATGCCCGAACATATGGAATTAGAGTATAAAGGAGCTATAATTGATTTTCACTGCAAGCCATTAGAGCAACAGCCTGTTCTTGACAAGATAAGAGCCGAGATTGAAGCAATCGAAGTAGCTTATGGATTCGATAAAGCTACAAAGTACGGAAACAAGAACGCAGAACAGCAAAGTTTGAGTTATAGCACAATGATGATGTATGAGGTAGCTAGTATTATTGATGATATAAAAGAAATCATCGACAAGTACAGAGAAAGTGAGGAGTAAAAAATGAACATTGACAGAGCAATAACAATCGAAATGAAGACGGCGGAGACCTTCGAAGGCTTGGCGGAAGTCTTCGAAAAGTACGGGGAGACGAAACACGCCGAGAAATGCAGAGGCGGAGCAAAAGAGCACCTGGAGCTTGCAGACTGGCTTAAGGATCTAAATGGGATTATTGCAGAGTAGGGGGTGAAGCCGTGAAAACAAAGTATAAAGTCCCTTGGCACGTGCGCCAGTACGTCAAGAAGGAGCTTATGGACTATAAGAGCAATAAAAGGCTTATTGCCAAGTACAAAGGCGACACCAGGGGCTTACTACTTGCACAAAGTAGGATTAACCACATAGAAAACGTGTTTGAACGGCTAAATAAGGAAGACCGCGAGGCGGCGGAAGCGATCTTTATAGACCACTACACCCAAGCAGGCGCAGAAGTGGCAAAAGGGATCAGCTATACCGCATACTATAATGCTATGGCAAAGATAATATACCTTACGGCCGTGGAAATGGAATTGCTATAAAAAGATACGAATTTTAGCGTGTATGCCGGTGCTAAAATAGAAAAGAAAGGGGGTTTTATAATGGCATACGCAGAAACCATCATAAACAAAGCTAAAAGCTATGTGGGCTATAAGGAAAGCCCGCCAAATTCAAATTCATGCGTCTTTAATCGTGATTTTTACGGTTATAACGTGAGCGGGGCCGCTTATCCGTGGTGCTGCACGTTCGTTTGGGATATTTTCAGAATGTGCGGAGCTTCAAGCCTATTCTACAATGGAAACAAGACCGCATCCTGCACGGCGGTACTTAAATGGGGCAAGGATAGCGGGCAGATCGTAAAAGACGGCCAAGCAGGGGATCTAATCCTTTTCGATTGGGACGGAAGCGGAGACGCGGACCATATCGGCTTCATTGAGTGCAGAAACGCAGACGGAAGCTACACCACGATAGAGGGCAACACCCAGATAAGCGGAGATCAGAGCAACGGCGGCGAGGTTATGGAGCGAAAGCGCAATAGTTGTATAAGAGCTATTATACGGCCTAAATATGAGGTCGATTATCTGGAGTATAGGGTTACGTTCAAGGCGTTGGATATCTTCCTTGGCAGATTGACGGTGGAACGGCAGGAACAACCGGGCAGAGTAAGAGACTTGAAGCGTTACAGTTTGACCCAAAGAGCGAGATAACGGCGATTTGCCATTGTCAAAGCTATGGAGATATGAAACCCGTTTACGCGGGGAATATCTGCGGAACTGTCGGAGAAAGTAAGCGCATGGAGTCTATAAATCTTGAAGCGCCGTACAAGATTGAATACCGAGTGCACCAGCAGGGGATCGGGTGGACTTCCTGGGTGGAAAACGGTACCTGGTGCGGAGTAAAAGGACAGAGTAAGAGGCTTGAAGCTATCGAAGTAAGGAGAGTGAGTTAAAGTGAAAATGAGCAACCGCGTATATGATATTCTCAAATATATAGCGTTAACCGTATTGCCTGCGCTTGCGACCTTGATAATTGCAATCGGTGGTATATGGGGTATTCCATACACCGAGGCAATAGCGGCAACCGTGACGGCTATAGATACGTTTTTAGGCGCTTTGCTTGGGATATCGTCAAAGAATTACGCAAAGGGTGGCGAAGATGGACCTAAAGAGTTGTAGCAGGTGCGGACGGATCCACGCAAGATCGCAGAAGTGTCCTATAAGCAGGACATACAACAGAACGGAAGAAGATAGACTGCATAATACGTGGGCATGGACTAAAAAGGCCAAGCAGATCAAGGAAGACGCTAACGGGCTTTGCGAAGTATGCAAGGCCCAAGGCGTTTACACCTATGACGGCCTAGAGGTGCACCACATTACTAAATTGCGGGATGATCCTAGAGGACTACTTGAAGACGATAACCTTGTATGCTTATGCGTGTATCATCATAAGCAGGCAGACGCTGGAGAGATAGAAGTGGACTACCTGCGGAGCTTGGCAAGGGAAAGGGGCAAGCTATGACAATAGCAGAGTGTATCAACGTTTTACTGATAATTG